ATTTTGACGGATGGATTGGAACCCCCGGGCAATTGACATCATTTATTGATCAGTATTTTTTTTCGATGGATGACATTATTTACGACATTAACCATAAGTGTCAAAAAGGACTGATCTTAAAATGGCAAGATGACGGGATCGAATTCTCTGAATTACGGATGAATTATCGGAGTTACTCCAAAGGATTAATATTTACAGATTTAAACAAAGACGAATGAGAACTAAACTCCAATACATTGCATTTTTAGCCTGCCTAACGTTTCTGGTCGGGCTGGTATTATTTGAGGTGGTGAAGTTTGTGATTGAATGGATGCAGCCATGAAGATAGGAACACAGGTAACCACACCGGACGGGTCGGGAACCATCGAACTGATTGAGACTTTCCGAACCTGCACGCGTTACGGCGTTCGGTTGGAAAAGAACCCGTACAGTTTTGAGGTTGCGTTTTATTTTGAGGGAGAAATAAAACCAGCTGAATAGTTGCAAATTGAATAAATTGTATTATATTTGCAGAGTCAAAGGGAAGTTTGACAGTAAAATATTCACAGGTTCAAAGAAACCTGCAAAGCTCGAACGAAGGTACTTCCCTACTTTCATTTGGGCTTTGTGCATTTAGGAAGTTATGAAAGCAATGATTAAGGACTTAAAAAAGGGTGACAGGTTTGAATTTAATAATCAAATCCATACTGTTAGATCAAAATATTCAGATTGGAAAAGAGATGGTGAACCATACATGATCACTGAGTCTGGTGTTATTTATTACTTTGATGAATTAGAAGTAGAAAAAATAGTTTTACTACAATGAAAAATAAATCACTTTCAATAGTTGGATCAAGTAGAAATAATGGAGACAGGGAGATCGACGATTTTTATCCTACACCACCCTATGCAGTAGAGGAACTTTTGAAACGCGAAGTATTTAATGGAAATATTTGGGAGTGTGCCTGTGGTGATGGGTCAATAAGTGAAGTTTTTAAAAATAAAAGATTTGATGTTTATAGCACTGATTTAATTAACAGGGGATACGGAACTGAATTAAATTTTTTGCATAGTGATTTTGTTTCTGATAATATAATCACAAACCCGCCCTACAAATTAGCATTAGACTTTGTATTACACGCAAAAGAATTAAGCAGGCGCAAAATTGCCATGTTCTTAAAAACCGTATGGCTGGAAAGTGAAAGCAGATACGATATGTTTCAAGATACAAAATTCCCACTAAAAACCGTTTACCAATTTAGTAAACGGGTTACATTGTACAAAGGGGGTGTAAAAATGAAAAATAGTGGTATGATTGCTTATGCTTGGTATGTTTGGGATAAGTATTATTTAGGAAAACCAACAATAGAATGGATATGAAAACAGAAAAAAAATGGATTAGCGTAGAGGATAGTTTACCAGAGGATGAAATAACAGATAGGAGTGATTCAGAAACCGTACTTACATTTATTGATGGACAAGTCGAATTAATGCATAGATCGTTTATAAAAGACGGAGATGGATATTATGAATGGATTGATATTGTCGGAGATATTTGCTCCCCAACTCACTGGATGAAACTACCATTCCCACCGACAGCGGGTGAATTTAAAAAACAAGAGGTTGTATTAGCAGTTGAGAAACTCAGGGATGACATAGAGAAGCAATCTGATTCAATGGATCTTATTAAAGATTCTGAGTTTATTCAGATTTTAGGATCAATTATCGGACGTTTAAATTTAATCTTAAACCAAAGCTAACCACTTTACAGCCATTACACGAATTGATCAGGCGTGAAGGGATCAAAGGGAACAAACCGATGACGCAGCATTTGGATTTGTCGAATTAATTTTGTATTTTTGCATTACTGAGATACGAGATCAGAAAGATATTCAACTGTTAAAAGTTGAACCTTAGCCCCAAAGGTAGGCTCGTATCCTACTGGAGGGGCTTATTATTTTAACAAACATGGAAGAAATTTGGAAAGATGTTACCGGGTATGAGGGATTTTATCAGGTAAGTAATTTTGGTAGAGTTAAGAGTCTTTACAACCTGATTATCTTAAAACAGGGATTGGATAAGTGGGGATATCCCTTTGTAAGTCTTAGCAGGATAAAGAAAACAAGATTTTTTGTACACAGGCTGGTGGGGATTGAATTTGTCGAAAATCCTGAAAATAAGCCACAAATAAACCACAAGGACGGAATAAAAATACATAATTATGTAGAAAACCTTGAATGGAATACGCCTCTTGAAAACGTTACTCATGCAAAACTGAACGGACTTAGACCATTTGTTCAGGCAAATATATCGATCAACAAATATGACTTAAAAGGTATCTTCATTGAATCATTTGAAAGCATTTACAGAGCAGAAAAAGAAACCGGAGTAAACGAGGGAAACATTTGGCGGTGCGCAAACAATAAAATTAAGCACGTTGGTGAATTTATCTGGAGATACGGTTAACTTATACAGACCTACAAAAACCTCGATCTATTTTCTGGATAGTTCAAAAGAAATAGTACAGAGTAAGAAAAAAAGTGTAATTTTGAAGTTATGGAATATAAATACATTTCATTCGAAGAAGTTGAAACGAAGGGTAAAACCAGAAAGTTTAATTGTCTGAATAAAAAGAGTAATTTTGTTTTGGGCGAAGTGAGTTGGATTAATGGATGGAGACAGTATTGTTTTCTTCCAACAGAGTACACACAATTCAGCGTTGGATGCTTGAACGACATAATTGATTTTATTGGTAAGTTATGAGTGAAGAGATCAAAACAAGGCATATAAGCGTAATTAGAAATCTACCAGTCTGTCAACTTACAGACGAAGAGATTATAAAGGCCGCAAGAGAAAGATTACAAACCAATGCCGCAATGCTTATTTATTTTGACGAAGAAAGCAAAAGGCTTGTATTTTTAGGCAGATATAAAAACAAAGGACGTGCAATTCTTACTGAATTACAAAAAGCGTGGGAAGATAAATTTGGTAAATTCCGAAAATCAACCGAAGATGAGTGAAGAGATTAAGCAATATACCATTGACCAGTTAAGGCTTTTTTATTCGGAAGATAAAAAAAGGTTAGTGAATTTATATAAGGAACAATTTAAACAGTGTGTTGATTCTTATATTTCGCAGGATGGGTTATTCCAATATTACAGTAAGGTATTACACGAAACCACCAGACTAATATCATCTAATTTTGGGGTTAAATACAGTGGAGTTTGTATTTTTGCCAACTGTTTCGATGAGAATGTAAATCTATTGAACGGTAAATTATTAACAGATTCAGATGATGATCTATATTTTATTGAGTCTGGAGATTTTATTAAAATAGGTCGCACGAACAACATCAAAACCCGATTATCTGCGCTTCAGACCCATAATGCCGAAATATTAGATGTACTCTTTTTAAAGCATAATTCAGGAAATCAAGAGTTTGCCATACATCGAATGTTTAAATATCTTCGCGTTAAAGGGGAATGGTTTAAAAAACATGATGATATTTGTACTTTTATTGAATTAGTAAAACAACACCCAAACGATCCAACCAGAATTCAATGGGATAAGGGAAAGGTAAAACATGATTATAATTACTTAATTAGTGATTTATAATGGAAGATCAAAATGAAATAGAGAAGTATTCATTGGAATTTCTCGAAAGTGATTTACTCCAAAAGCATAAAGATTTTTGTCGGGAATATTTTATTAATGGATGGAATCAAGTAAAAGCATACATGAAGGTTTATCCAGATTCGAGTTATCAGGCAGCAGCAGCATCGGCAAATGAAATCCTAAAAAATCCTAAAGTCAAGCAATACTTAAATTTTCTCAAAGAGGATCTTGAAAAAACCTGTTTCGTAAACAAAGCAAGCGTATTGATTGAGCTTGTGAATATAGCAAAGTCCTCAATCGCAACCCTTCATAACACTTGGATAACGCTGCACGAATTTGATTCATTAACAGACGATCAAAAGTCCGCTATCGAATCAATTGAGACCAAAACAATGATCACTAATTTTGACGATACGACAAGGGAAACTGAATATGTAAAGTTGAAATTATTCAGCAAACAGGCCGCAATTGAGTCAATAAACAAAATGTTAGGCTACAATTTACCCGAAAAGAGGGAGCTAACCGGAGCAGGAGGGGCGGCGCTAATACCGATTAAAGGCATTACTTTTGATTCAGAATGATTTTCATTGACTCACAAGGAAGATTGAACCTCAGTAGGTTACATCCTGCACAGCGGGAGTTTATCAAATCCAAATATCTACACACCGGAATAGTGGGCGGATACCAGAGTGGAAAAAGTTCTGCCGCTGTTATTAAAGCAATTGTACATCTTTTGCAGTATCCCGGCGTCCCAGTTGCTTATTATCTACCAACTTATCGGCTTTTTGATGATATGCTCGTTCCAAAGTTAACGGATATGTTTGGGAAAATCAATATTCCATTCATTCATCAAAAGCAGACCTCGAAGATAATTACACCTTACGGTGAAATCTGGATGCGATCAATGGACAACCCGGATTCAATTATTTCCTATTCGGTAGGTTATTCGATAGTTGACGAGGTTGACGTAGTGCACCCAAACCACAGAGATGAGGCGATGAAACGTATTGCAGGCCGTAACTCATTCAAAAAAGACGTAGCGAACCAGATCGATTTTGTCAGCACACCTGAGGGTTTTGCTTATATGTACCAATTCTTTGAGAAACAGCAGAATGAAAACAAGCTACTTTTAAAACTCAAAACGAATGATAACGCCGTTAACTTGGCAGATGGATACATTCAGGGATTAAGAGAGCAGTACACTGCAGAGCAGTTAAAGGCATATTTAGATGGGGAATTCGTCAACCTTACCTCAGGAACGGTTTACTACAAGTTTGATCGAAGGATTAATCATATCAACAAAACAGCTGGCAAAACAGACGATCTTTACATCGGGATGGACTTTAACGTTGGTAATATGTCAGCAGTAGTGCATATCATTGAAGATAAACCGATAGCAGTCGACGAGATTACAAAAGCATACGATACAGAGCAAATGTGTAGATTGATTCGAGAACGGTACCCGTTAAACAAGATTTTCATTTACCCGGATGCCTCAGGAGGTGCACGAAATACGGCGACCACAAAGACTGACATTGAAATACTAAGGCAGGCAGGGTTTACAGTAAAAGTCAAAGCGTCGAATCCTTTAGTTAACGACAGGATTAAAAATACGAATAGAATGTTTTGCAATGGAAAGAACGAAATAGGGTACTTTGTTAACACTCACAAATGTCAGGATTACACCGAGGCGCTGGAAAGAATGGCATACGATAAGAACGGAAGCCCGGATAAATCGAGCGGTTTTGATCACATTACGGACGCTGGCGGGTATTTCCTGTACTATGAATACAAAATGAAGCAATATGCAGATTTTGAAGTGGCGACTAATTAAAAAATAATTGAAATTCATATAGGTATATACAGATATTATATATACATTTGTAGGATAAATCAATTAAAAACGAAAGTGATGAAGATGTCTGACATTAAAACCAAAACACAATTTTTTGAGGTTGCTGATATTTGGTATCAGCGCACAATTCGATTAATGGAAATAGCAAGGGACAATGATGAGACGCTTGCACGAAAATGTAAAGCAGCCTCTCTTTGGATATTAATGTTTGTAAGAATGTCTAAGGTATCTCAAATTGCTATTCAAATATCAAAACCACGACCGCCAGATAACTTGAAAAATGGAATAGCAATTCTCGGAGAAGGAATTGAGGAGGTAATTTTGGATAAGACAGGCAAAACAATAGCGATAGCGAAGTTAATTTTAGGAAGTTATGAATAATAAAGAGAAACAATTTAGAGAATTAACAGAAGAGTATTACCACAACGCCCTAATAGAGACCGGATATGAGTTATTTGGAATTGATAGAAAATTACAACTAAGCGTTATGAGATCATTCGCTAAATACTACGCAGATCTGAAAGTCGGAGAACGGAATAAGAGAATAGGGGAGTGGCTTAATAAATATATAATTACACCCCTACCTGAAAACGCAATAGTAGTAATTTATGGATGGAATTATACTATTGACAAATTAAAAAAATTCCTTCACTTAAAACAAGCCAGTAATGAGAAGCAGAAATTAAGCGAATTATAATGGATGTAAATAAAATCTATAACGAAGATTGTCAGGATACAATGAAACGGATGCCAGACAAAACAGTTGATCTAACAGTAACAAGTCCGCCTTATGACAATTTGAGAAAATACAACGGTTATGATTTTGGCTTTGAAAGCATCGCAAAAGAATTATTCAGAGTTACTAAAATTGGAGGGGTAGTTGTTTGGGTTGTTGGTGACAGCACAATAAATGGCAGTGAATCTGGGACAAGTTTTAGACAGGCATTGTTTTTTAAGGAGTGCGGTTTTAATCTGCACGATACCATGATTTACGAAAAATCAGGAATGGCATATCCAGACAGTATCCGATACCATCAGGTTTTTGAATATATGTTTGTGTTCAGTAAAGGAAATCCAAAAACTACTAACATAATTAAAGACAGGCCGAACAAATATGTTGGCACAATGGGAGGAAATAAACGAGGCGGACTTTGCAAAAGAAGTGAATTTGGTGCAAGGTTTAATGTGTGGAGATATAATAATGGCGGAGATAATTCGTCAAAGGATAGACCTGCATTTGAGCACCCAGCAATTTTTCCAGAAGATTTAGCCAAAGACCATATTTATTCATGGTCGAATGAAGGTGATTTAGTTTACGATCCATTCACAGGATCAGGAACGACCTTAAAAATGGCACACCTGCAAAAAAGACAGTGGATAGGTAGCGAAATTTCGGAAGAGTACTGCAAATTAGCTCAAAAAAGGATTCAACCATATTTGGATCAACAAAAACTATTTTAAAAAACCAATCGAATGAAATATCCAAACATTAAAGCCGCTCATCTTTCGCACGCTCAAATTGCTAAAGCGTTTGGTTATGCGAACGTTAAATCGTTTAGGACCTCATCGGCTCATCAAAGGCACATGAGAGGATTGGATGATTGTTTAGGTATTTACAATACTGCTATACAAAATCGAATAGTGAAGGAAGTATTAGGGAGTGATTTTTCTGATAAATACGCAAAGGATTATGAAAGTGCTAAAGGTGAATATATCGAGTATCAAAAGATTTTCGATAAAATGAAGAATATTTTAAAATGAGAATTAAGCTACCAATTTTCTATAACACCAAAGAGACAGACCATTTATCTGAAGGTGGCATTGATGCTGATTTGTCAAAGTGCGAAGTCAGGCAGGTTGTATTTTACCGGATAGATTCGATTGCTCAATACTTCAAAGAGTACAGGCCGACAAATTGCACGCTTATCGCCTCAGGTGACACCCGGTTTATTTGTGCTCTCCCGGTTGAGGAGGTTGATAAACTGGTAACAAAGGAAATGATGATTTATTCCTAATTGACATTTTATAAATCGTATTGAGATAATTTGTATATTTGAATTGATGTTTTGTTGACGTTTTTAGATAACTTGTTTGGACGCGGGTTTGATTCCCGCCAGCTCCACAGAGTTCAATTATTTGTAAAAGTTAGGGGGATGCCCCACACCAGGGTATCCCTAAACCTTATTCGGGGCTGACTGATTTTGACAGCAAGTGAAGGATTAATCGAGAAACATTAAGCTGTAAAAGGCAATAATTACCAAATGAAGGCAGCAGCCTAAGAGGTTGAGACTTTCGGGGGGAGGTTACAAAATAATCTCCCTTTTGTTTTGCCAAAAAATAATTTCACGTTTCGTAACACTTATTCAAAAAACATTTTTAAATTTGTCACACGCAAAAGATTGCGCCACTACTCAACCCGCAAAGAAGTGAGT